ACTAGGGCTAGCATTATGCCTACCATCTGGGTAACGTACTTTAGTCTTTCCTTCTTCATATAATTTATTTTGCCTCGCGCATGTTCTGTGTCCTTCTATTACAGAACAATCTACTGTTTTAATTACTTCATTAAATACATCTTGCAACCTTTTATCACAGGTCGCAAGCCTTTGTTTGCTTGTTTTACCAAATCTAGGCATATTGTTTCTCCTTTATTATTCTACAAATGTTTCACTACTTGCTAAAGCTTGTGCTTCAGACTTTGTTAATACACTAAAATTAGGATATGCTTTACTAGCTCCTAATGCTACAAGCTCTGATAGTACTCCATCTTTCATAGACCATTCACCTTTGATAATACAATATGCTTTATCATGTGAATATCTTGGAGCACCTACCTTACCTGCAAATATAATATCATTCCAAGTAGGAGATGATTTATAGGTAATATTACCATCTTCATCTGTTGACTCTACTATAGGATATAGTGCTTTTATTTTATCTCCAACAGCACTATCATATGCACTGCTTGGTAGACAAAAATACATTTCATAATGTGCCATTATCTGTGACTCCTTTTTCCTGCGTTATAATTTCTTTTTGCTTCTGTTGCTGATAATATCTTTCTATTATAGTAACATACATCATCTATTTCTCCATCAAATTCTAGACCATATGATTCTCCACCATTTGATATATCACCAATTCTTACATCAGCTGTCCCTGCGAATATTCTAGCAGTAGCATCTGTATCGGTTCCATTAATAGCAGAACCTCCATCAAGATACGCTACTACTTCATTTCCTGATATTTGTGTTCCATCATAAGTAACAACTATATGATGCCAATCTGTATCAGTTAAATTACCTAAATCATACGCTAAATCAGAAGTACTACCATCTGTTGAGCAAAGGAAATCAATATTTGTAGTAGTAGAATCATCTATTAATAACCACCATTCTCTTTGGTTTCCACTTGTATCATACTTAGATATTATTGTTTGCTTATCGGGTAAATTTCCGTAATTACGAGATTTAAACCAAACTGATATAGAAAACTTACTATCACTTCCATCGTCATGGTCAAAAGATTTTGAGTCTAAAGATACAACACTATTAGATGAAGATGCTATATGAATATCAGGTATATTCAAACTATTAGTAGTTCTTTGTCTATTCATTAGAAATCCTTGAGAATCTCTTGAACCATCTACTCCTGCTGTGATTAACATTGTTTCTGCAACATTACCTACAGTTCCATTATTCCCACTACCAGATAAATCAGTCCACGTAGAGAGTCCATTATTTCTCCAATAGCCTGTTAAATATGCATTTTGTGAATGAGTAGTTGCATCTAATGCCTTACCATCATTATATAACTCTTCTGCATGAGCTTGAGTTAACAAACTTCCAGCTCCTTTAAATAATGCTAATTCTGTTATAACTCCTGGGAAACCACCACCAGTAGAGGAGCTAGCTCCAACATTAAATGCAGTACTATTATCTAAGGTTCCAGAATTACCTGTTATATCTTTAGCTGAAGTGAATTCACCAGATGTAATCCTTTCTCCATTTAAATAGCAATAAACATCACCACTTCTATCATAAGAAAATACTACATGATACCATTTCCCTACTACTATTACACCTGCGGCTGAATCTGTCCATTGATTATCTGGTGTTCCACCATTTTCATCGATATTACATGAAATCTTTCCCTCTCCAGTAACTCTTCCTGCATATCCCTCAGCTCCTGCACCTCCTTTTCTAAAAAGATAATGACTTCCAGATGCAATCTGACTATGCATATAAAACCAACATGATACAGAAAAATCACCAGTACCTACATCTAATGCAGCATTATCACCCATAACTATATAATCTGTTAATCCACTACCATTTACTCTATTATCAAACCAAGCCAATTGATTGTAAGATTGTAATGCTGTTTGTGGTATATCAAGTTGTTGGTCTGCATCTGTCCAGCCTGATGCTGTGCCTATTTCTTTAACTGATATATTATCCATATGCCATGTTCTTGCTGTATTTTCTGTTGTATAAAATCTTAAAGTTCCAACTGAATTAGCAACAGTAATATCCATATTGTATGTTGCATCGCTAGTAGTTATTGCTTGCGTTGTACTTGCTCCTCCCATACCTACTGTCAAAGTAAATCCAGCTGATGTTGCTTGCATATCTGCACTAATTCTATAAGTTCTTCCTGCTACTGGAGCTGTCATGTATGACATAACAAGTTCACATCCCTCTCTTTCATCAGAAGCTTCAGTCGTAGTAACTATTTTCATTCTTGCACTATCTAAGCTAACAACAGTAGCAATTGAAGATGAATCTGGGTCAAATGCAGACCAATTTCCACTCCCACTAAAATCTCTATTTGTTTGAGCAGTTATCAATTCATCACCTAAAAATACAGTTGTTGCATGATTTTTGTCGTTTACAGGTTTGAGAGATATATAAGATATTGTCCAATCTAATGCTCTAGTTGAAGGCGTATAAAAATCTACAAAACATGTTGAGTCTGAATCACTATCAGCTGTAAAATAAAGAACTTCATTTGTCACAGAACTAGATACTTCATTTCCACCTCCTGACATAATAGAACTTCCTACTGGATTATTTTGAACATTTATATATATATCTCCACCAGAATTTTTAATAGCAGTATATTCAAGTCTATATGTAACACCTTCAGTAGCTACAAACGAATTACTATGGACACTTTGATAAGCACTACCTAAATCATTAACACCATTACTAACAATCCTTATACCATCAGAAGATGCAGTAACACTATCGTATTGATAAGTAGCATGATGAGTCCAATTATTTAATGTACTACCTGCTGCTATTGTTTGATTTCCAACAGTAGTTAAATCTGTTGTTGTTAAAAGTTCATCACCCAACCCTGTATTTGAAGCATCAAGTATATATGATTGTTGTCCTCTATGTCCATCATTCATTGGATACCATAACTTAAGATTAGAGTTTGTTAATGATGTACCACCTCTATTTAAAGCTAATTGCTCAGGATTATTGTAATCGTATAATGCATCTTCTGCTGTCCATACTGTGTTCCATATTTGAATATCTGAAGCCATCCCATTAAAAATTCGGTCTGCTCCATTAATAGCTCCAAATTCATCAAAATAACCATCAGTATATGTACCTGTTCCAATAGAACTTAAAGTATTTACTCCATTGATATAAATATGATAATCTCCAGCACTTCCGTTTTTTGAGAATGTATACACTAATCTATACCAAGTATTTAATTCAAGAGTACTTCCTTCTAACCATGCACTTCCATTATACCATTGGACTTCTCCAGTAGTAGCTTTAATAGATGGATATAATCCAGCAGCACCTCCTGAATGTAATTGATTAATAGCACTAAATGAATTAATATTAACCCAAGCTGATACAGTAAAATTTTCTAACATTCCTGTATGAGTAAATGTCAAATAATCAGTAACCCCATCAAACTCTAATGCTCTACCTGAATATATTTGTCCATGATTGTTGCTTTGAAATTTTTCACATTCTTCTACTATTATATTATCAACAGAACCTACAAAAGATGAATTTGCTCCAAAATATATTCTATTATTTGCATCGTCATGAACAGGCCCTAAAATCTCAGTATAAGTTCCTGTAGCAGTTTTATAAGATGTAGATGGTCCATATCCTCCTACTTGAACATTCACACCTCCAGCAGTATAAGCAGTAATTGTAAATGTTACTTTATAATGCTTTCCAGCGGCAGCATTAAGACTTGCATCTGCTTGATATAAAAATGAAAAATCAGACTGGCTTCCATCACAAGATGCGACACCACTTCCTATAGTCCAGCCAGTGCCTTTAACCCAATTAGCATCAGCCGAAAAATCATTATTAGTATCTATTAAATTTTGAGTAACAGGCTGAAAAGACATAGAAGTATCTAATGCTCTAGCTCTTGTTGGTTTTAATATTTTTTGAAAATTACCCATTAGAATCCACCCGTTGTTCCATTATAATTGCCGACAGAATCATTTGCATTAGTATCAAGTGCATACCAAGCTTGCAGTCCACTTGATTCAGTAGACGTTAAATCTGCATATTGTTTCCACATAATTGATTTTACTTGAGGTTGAGTTAAAGATATATTCCATATACCTACATTTGTCATATATCCTTTAAAATCTTGAGAAGAACCATCAGTTCTAGTACCAAAATATGTTGCTTGACTACTTCCTACATCTACAGCAACATCAGCACTGCCATCTGCCACTGCTTTAACTCCATTAATATATAATTGCTGGTCATTATTATCATCATCTTGAACTGCTGCCACATGAATCCATTCATTAGTAGAAGATGCAGTTGAGGCTGTTAAATCGGTACTATTTAAAGATAACACTAATTTAGTATCAGAATTGTAAAATAATTGTATTCCATCATTATCGCTATCAACACAATCTACCAATGAATCTGTCCCAGTTTCTATTTTATATATCCACATAGATATTGAAAAATTACCCTCCCATACAGCTTCTGGAATAGAAGAATAAAAATAATCATTAGTACCATCAAAATATGCAGCACCATCACTTACAGGTACGACTGCTCCTGCTGAGTAATTATGTTTTAATACGAGATTATCAGTTACGATTCCAGGTGTAATTAATCCACCTGAAGAACTTAAAGATGATGATAGTCCTAATTTAGGCATATTAACCTACGTAAGCTATTACTGAGCCAGATGATAACTTAAATTTAGTCCATCTGCCATATATTGTCATACCTGCTGGAAATGTATCAGAATTTGTAGTATCTCCATTTCCTGTGCTAGTATCCCAATCATTTGCCCCAGATGCAGAGTTTGGCCATTTCTGATTATCTTCTGCAACCAATCCTTCGGTATCTGAGCTATCAAATATAGTATCTGTAACAAATTGAAGTGCTACAAAAACTACTCCCGATGGTGCTTCAATTAAATGAACACCAGCTTCATAGATAGCTCCAGCTTGCCCCATTGTTGCATTCTGAGCTTCTTGAACAGTGAACGTGTGAAGTCCTCTTGCTTTTGACATTTTATTCTCCTTTCGAGTTCTACTTTAAGGTCTTGACTTGACCGTGAATGTAGTATTTTATCTTATTGCATGTGAGCCAGGAGATGTTATCCTCAACCCACTAATTCTTGAATTCTCGTGTTTCTCTATCATCTTCTTAAACTCACGCATTGCATACTCACGTAGTTTAAGTTCACCAGCATCTTCTGCTAGTTTTGCTTTTACGTAATATACTAAAGCCTTCTGTAAATATAAAGGTAAATCTAAATCAAACGACTCATCTTCCAATACTGATACATCATAATACATAGTAACTGCTTCTTCAAAAGGAGTAAATGATACAGCACCTGTATATGGGGTATCTGTTGTAAGCCCTGCTGAAGCAACAGAAGTTATTTTATGATAACCATTGAATCTTCCAGCATTTTTTAGTACTATGTGAGTGACAGAGCTCATGTTAGTAACATTAGTCCCGTTAATAAAATTAGCACTACCTATATCAGTTGCAAAACTTAACTTACCTTCTCCATTTGATGAATAGTGAGTAATATCATTAGTATCAACATCAGCTGTATTATTAATTCTATAAATAGGAGTATATACATATTTAACCTTCAACCCATCTGCTATAGTAGTTTTAGGTGAATCCCATTTTTGACGAGATGCTCCTGGACCATAATCTTTATTATTAATATCATTATCAAAACTAACGTCTTTTTCAACGATAGCTATTTGATTACCTTCTAAGTACCATGCATATTCTTTACTTGTAGCCATTATTCATCATTCGCATCTTTTATTATTGGTTGACCTATCATTCTAGGAATACTCCTATATTCATCTTTTGAATTTAAATGATTCTTAACTCTTATATCAAGCATTTTAATCATTTCATTTGGAAGAGTATAAAATCTTTGGTCTGCTGTTATATCAAATGTTTCAACTCTAGTATGAGTTTCTGTAAGCATATTAATCTCTTCTAATCCATCTTTAGCATATGCAACTATTCTACCTGTTTGTTGCGAACCTACTCTTTCCATTAATTCTTTAACATTCATATTATCTCCTATCCTATATCATCTAAAATTGCTGTTACTTCAAGCAATATATCATCTCCACTTGAAGTTGCCGCAGTAGGAACTCCTGCTGAAATTCTAACTGAAACTGCATGCATACTACCTATAGGAGTATTTGGCAGTTTTAAAGCAACAGTATCTCCAGGTGCTAAAAATATTCCATCTGCTGAAGTATATGCAGCAGTATCAGCATCAGTAACAATTACAATTCCTAAATTTGTAGGAGTAGTTTCATTTGCATCTGTAAAACCTGTATGTCTCAAAGTAATGAATTTACATTTATCACCAACTGCTACTGAAGTTGCTGGAACCATAAGATAATCGTCATCAGTAGATAAAATATCACTACTTACATTATTTACTGTTACTTTGGAATAAACCCATTTATCATTAACATCTGCTGGGGTATATGAAATACTTCCTTTTAATCTTTTTCTAAGTTCATCTGGTAATATTTTAATCGATAAATTCCCAGTAGCTTTTTCTTGAATTGGCATTATTTACTTTCCTTTCTTGGTTTTTCAGATTGTTGTTTAGGTTTTGGAGTTTTTATACCTAATGCAGTATTATACTGATTCATAAAAGTAATATACTGAGAAGTATACCATTTATATTGAGCAGCTGCTTCTTGCAATTCTGCTTGAAAAAGCTGTAATTCTGATTTATATTTTTCAATTTCTGACGAATATTCAGCTGATTCTACTTGAGTTTTTCTATCAGCATTTTTAGAAGCATTTTCTAATTCAGATTTAAATATTTCTAATTCTTTTTTATAATTTGTATTTTCATCTTCAAATTGCTTATTATATATTTCTAATTCTTTATCAAATACACTTAACTGTTTTTCAGCTTTATCTAAATCACTTTGCCTTAATGAAGAATTAACATTAGAAAGTGATATATTTATAGCAGGCATAGAAAAATGAGGTAAATCAGGAATACTTACTCCTTCTATTGTAAAATTAGGAGCTGTCGGAGCTACAGGATTTGTAGGCATATTATTATTTATATCATTTGCTTTAGCATTACAAGCCATAGCTGCTCCATATAAACCTAATAAATATTCATACTCTAATGGAAAATGGTCTATTGCCTTTGCATTATAATTATCAGATGCAGTTAATCCTGTATCATAATCTACCTGAACTACTACTATATCATTATTTCCTGAACCTGTTGCTGCAGGTATACAATGAATAAGTCCATCTAATTCATAATAACCAGGATTATACTTAGACCTATAATGCAAACTATCTACATTAGTGGCTTCATATCTTAATGAAGGGTTAATAGGAGTACATATTCTTAATATATCTGTACTATCATGTTCTCTCAATACAGATAATATTTTACCTTTCCTGGTAACAGAACTTGTTGAATTAGTTGTATTAGTGAATTTAGGTAATTCTTGTGGTTTTAAAGTTGTAATAGTATTAACTGTATGTATTAAACCCTCTACTAAAATTTCAGTTAATTCACTTGTAGTAGGACTAGAACTAGCATCAATATCTATCTGAGTTAAGCCTTCAATATGTTGTTCAAAAGTTGCCATTAAACACTCGCTACAAATATTTCCAAATTACATGATGCAGTATCAGCTTGAGCATATACATTAGTTAAATCTGCTAATTGTCCAGAGCTTGTAGCCCCTGCTGTATTAGCATCAAATGTATCAACTACTCCACTTGCTAAATCAGCATTATAAATAAATGATTGCCCTTTATCAAGCTTTACTGCAAATTCATCATTGCTTTCATTTTTAAAAAATAATACTACATGATTAGTATCATCAAGGTTAGAAATTCTTATATATCTAATATCACCTTCAATAAAACTACCTCTATCTGTACCTGAACCTACAGCAGCAAATAGTTCATTTCTATCAGTAGTACAAGCTACAATATGTTTAAATGATTCGTTAATACCAGTAATTGTTAATGTATTAGTTCCGCCTTGTTGAGAACCATTTAATGTTAATGATTCTGTATGTGTTACTACTAAATTTGCCATTTAATTTTTCCTTAAGTTAGAGTCTACCCCCCTTTTTGGAGAAACAACCAAGAAGGAGAGCAGACTCATTATTATTTTGCTTATGTAGCTACTAATATGCCACCATCTGCACCACTTGCTCCTTCTGCAAACCATGTAGTCCCATCAGAAAACAAGTTAATGTAGTCACCTTTTACTGCTGTATGGTCAAAACCTACAGTATCTGCAGCAATATCGGAAACAAGACTTACTGCTCCTGAATCTGCTGCATCAACATATTTTACAACCATTGCATCTGAAGTGCCATCATTTAATATTACGTCTTCACTAGCTTCATCACTAAGAACACTAGCATTAACAATAAATTTAGCAGTCCAGCCAGCACCAGCAGCTGAGGGAGTAGGTAGAGTAATAGTATAACCACCTGAACTAGATTCAGAGCCTCCAGTATGAGTTACCATAAAGACTTTACCGCTATCACTAGCATATAAAGTTTTTGCAGCATCAATACTTTCAACATAGTTTCCAGTCCATCCAGCTTTTACTCCTACTTTAGCCATTATTTACCCCCTAATCCTTCTTAGCTATAGCATATAATGGTAATACGTATTCCACACCATTAATAGTAATTGGAATACAAGCATCAGCAACAACGTCAGCATTACCAAGTTTACCAGAGCCAGAAGCTAAGGATGTATCTATATTAGCATCAGCGTCAGCTAAAGCATTAAGCATGCCATCAGCTTTATTTTGTCCATATAATGGATTTGCCATAATATACCCCCTATTTCCAGATAGCGTGAGATTCAGGTACAGACCATTCCATCCCAGCTTCTGTTAAGATTAAGTCTACTCTTCTGTCGACCCCAGAGTTTTCTAATGTTTGCACACCTACGTAGACCGAAGTGTCCCTATTAAGACCATTACCAACAAGAGGTCTATAAGCACAATTCTTCATATTGATACCTAATAATTTAATATCAGTACCATCTAAGTGAATATTTCTAGATACATTTATATCACCATAAGGTGTTGAGAATGTAGTAATATCTACTCCAGCAACTTTCTTTTTACCAGTCATAGCAAAATCAGCTCTAAAGTTTGAAGATATTTCCAGATTATTCTTGAAATAACCACCAAGTTTATGCATCCAGTTATATACACCTGTTGAACAGAAGTATATAGAACTAGCACCACTATTGTATCTTGGGTCAACAAAGTTTGACATATCATCCAAGAAATCATCAGCAGTTTTAGTAGATGTATCTAAACTAAATGAGTTACCATAGTTTAAAATATAATCTACTGCACCTTGAGTAGTGTTTGAGCTATCAATTGAAGCTTGAGTACCAAAAAGCAATGAAGCCTCAATATCCCATTTATGTTCAATCAGCTTTTCTTTCCAAACTCTAGCCCATTCGTTACCTTCATATTTTAATGAAGTTGCACGAGCTGTGTTTGTCATAGCCATAGCAGTTTTCCATATTTGAGTTTGCCCATAAGATGTACTATATGGTTGGTCTTTCCATGTTTCTGGGTAACCAGTACCTTCACCATGAGCAGAGCCAACTACATAACATTTATATGGAGCTAAATCTTCTTCACCTACTGCAGCTGCAGTTGAACCATTCGCTACAGATGTAGGTACACCCATATAGAATCTACCAGCATCAACACCTTTTACAACTTTACCAGTTACATTTTTGTAACCAGTTGCACCGTCAACAACGTTAGTTATTTTAATTACTTGGTAATCTACAACAGATGAAGCATTTGCTGTGTTATCAGCAGATGCTACAGGTACTTTAAGTAATTGACCTTCCATTAAAAACTGAGGTGCTGTACCAGCTACCCCTAATGTATAGTCAACTGTTTTACCGAATATATTTTGTAGATTTCCATTATTACTGTAATCTGTTCCTACTGCAAGATATGCTGTATCATCTTGTGCATCTTGTGTGTTAAGATTACCAGTTAATGCAGTTGTGAAATTACTTGCCATTTTAAAGACATAGCAATATCTTTTGTGGTATGAGCCTCTTTTTTCAGTGAATTTGAAAGAAGGGTCATCCGTTGGTTTTTTACTTACTTTTGAAACAAATCGAAAAAACGGGTCTTGCGCGATTGCAAGCTCAGAAACTCTGTCACCAAAGTTATACTTACGCCTTAAATCACCAGTGCTAAGAGAACTACCATTTTGTCCTAAGGTAGCACTCGCATCATAATCAGCAGTCGTTAAATTCGATAAGTTCACCAAGTCGCCATTCATACTTGACATTTTAATTACTCCTTATCTAGTTTAAGTTGATGTCAGGCTATGGCGTTATTGCCCCTAACCTAACAGTTCTTCGATATTTCCATCTGAGTTAAGTAACGCATCAAATACATTGTCATTTTGATTATTAGGTTTCCCTGCATTATTTGCATTACTGACACTGGCAGGTATGTCACGTACATTCTTCATCTGATTAAGCATATCTTTTTTAGTAGCATTAGCAACATTAGTATTAACTTTATTTTGATTTACCATCGCATACATATCATCAAAAGTTATACCTCTCTCATTAATTCTACTCTGAGCTTCTGTAGCAAATGCACGGAATTCATCTTCAGTCATTCCATGTTTCTGCATAAATTCATTAGCTTGTTTTTTAACAGTCTCAGTATGCCTTGTTTGTTGAGCTTGCTGAGCTTGTTGATTTACTATCTCATTAGCTTTTTGATTTACAATATTAGATACCATACTATCAAAAACTTTACGAGAATCAGATTCTGGATTACTTATCATATCATCGGGGTCAAATTGAAAGTCTTCATCAAGCTTTAATTGCTTTTTCATATCCTTATTAACTTCACCACCTTTTTCAAAATAATCTCTAACGTGATTTACCAAACCATCGTCTCTTTTCATCGCATCTAACACTGGAACGAAAGGTTTCAACTCATTGAGTTGGGCTCTCAAATTCTGTGCTTCACGACTGGAATCACTATATCTTTTCTTCAGATTATCTAACTCAGAACCTTCTGAACTTTGTGATACCGATGCCTCTGTTTCTACTGTTTGATTGGAGCCCTGATTATCAGGGGTTGCCGCAGTTTGTGTTTCAGGCTTTTCAGGCTCTTGAACCATGCTGTTAACATTGTCTTCTAGAGCAGAAAAGAAATCATCACTCTCGGAGCCAAGAACAGCATTATCTACTGCTTCTGGGTTACCTTGTGTGTTTTCTTCATTATTCATAGTTTTTCTCCTTTATTATGAACGTAATATAAATTAAGATTTAATATCTTCCAAACCTTTATTAACATTTTCTTTTGCAGATTTAATTTCATTATCCATTAACTTTCTCAAATGTTTCTGCATAGATTGTGTTTCAAGCCTTTCTTTTTCTATAGTAGATTTAGCATCATGAGTCTTTTTACTAACCTCTACATCACCTTTCATTATTTTATTTTTAATACCAGCTTGAACTAATTGTCTTTCTAATGTTTCTATAGTACCAGCTTTATTTTTAATCTCTTCATCTTTAGCTGCAACTTGTTGTTTTAATTGAGCATACACACTTTTACGTTTAACGATATTTTCTTTATTTTTAATATCTGTTTCAGAAAGAACTGCTATATCATCTACAACTCCAAGATTCATAAGTTCCTTAAGTTCAGCAAGGTATGCCCATCTGTTAATAGGTAATGTAGAACCAGCTACTATTTTAACATCAAATCTAGCTGATGCATAATCTTTCCATTTACCAATAGCTTCACCTAAATCATTATACATAGGAACATTAATTTCTACTTGCTTATCTTCTTGTATAGCATTTGGTTGAACTATTCTAAATGTTTTATGAGCAGTATAAACTGCTTGTGAATATTCCTTTACAACATGTCCTAGTTGTTTTAAACCAGGTTCAATACAATGTTTCATCCAATATTTAATTCTCCTTGTTCCGTATTCATCCATAGCAAGCATACCTTTATAAGGCATATCTTGAGTAGCTCCTGTATCTCCCATTTGAGATGAGAATATACCAGCTAAATATTCCATGTCTTGTTTACCAGTTTGTGTTAAACTAAAAAATGCATTATTTAACTGAAATGGTTGTACGGGTGTAGGAGGATTATATCCTTGTCTCATCGGTAATAATGCTCCAGGAGCACTTGAATATTTTTCCCAATAATCTGTATCTACACTTCCTTCTTCATATACCCACCTTAAAGAACTACCTAATGAAGCATTATGTATCATAAGTTGATGAGCTTTATTAATTTCTCGTTGTTTTCCAATAAGTGGTGATACTGCAGACATAGGAAATGGAGTGCCAGTCCACTTATAATGAAATGGAATTATAGGGTATTCAGATACAGGTAAGTGCTTGGTATACAACGTTTTATCACCTACTACGCAACATAATTTAACTCTAGTCTTATGAAATGGTATTGCTTCTACTACATTACTTTTAAAATTATTATCATTTAATAGAATATCATATTCTTTTTTAGTTATAATCTTATTATCAACTTTAGATGCTTCTTCCTGTAATTGATGTCTAATTTCTACAGTAGCAGACTCTATTTGCTTTTGCATCATTTCTTGTTCTTTTTGCATTTCAAGTTCCATTCTTTCAGGAAGCATCTTACCTTGCTCAACAGCTTCTTGCATTTTAACTGCAGTTTCCTTCAATTTAACAGCCATTTCAGCTTGTTGTTTTTGTACCATAACCTTAGCTTGTTCTTGTATTTGCTGTATTTTATTTCTATCTGGAGGTATTCTATAAAACAAGTTAACATAAGGAACTTTTTCTTTTTCATACATTTCAAAAAATTCTATTAATTCTTTCTCTTCATCACTATATAAAGAATTGTTGCTAGTCATATCTTTATATCCAAAATCTTTTTGAGTTAAATCTGTAGTCTTTTCAGTGTAGTTCTCATATTCAGATTCATTAGATGATGCTGCCATTATCTTTCTTTTGCTGTCAGGGAATAATTGGACCAGGTGTCCTTTAGGTAGTATTTTGCGGATAAGAATATAGGCAGCATCTCTAAATAATATATCTCTAGATTTATTATCTACATAGACATCAAATGGGTCTGGTTGTTTTATAACTACTTCACCCATACCATTATCTGCGTCTGAATCTACAGTAACCATTAAGTAACCCATAGATTTTGTAACAGAATCATTAATAGCATTAGATAGAGCAGTATCTCCATCGGATAAATTCCAAATATAATCAGATATATCAGAGAAAACAGAAGCTACATCACTATCACTACCTTCTGTACCAATTGCTTGCCATCTAGGTGATTTAGCTGTTGCATAAAAATTAAGCATTTCTACTACTGGTATAATCCTATTAATAGTAAATGTAGGCATTCCCTGTTCTTCAAGCGCTACCTTTTCATCATAAGTTAATTGATTATCATTAGCAAAATCACAACCTTTTTGATTTATATATTCCCATTGAATTCTATGTTCTGTTTTAGCATACTGGAATACTTCCTGTACTCTTTCTGCCATCTTATCTTTTCTTTTAGCCATTAATTCTCCATTATGCTATAACCCACGATTTAGCCGCAGGTCTTTTTTTATAAAATCTTTTTTCTTGTTTACCTTCCTCATGAATACCTATAGGTGGATTAGCATATTTACATGCGTAAGCTAATGCATCTATAACATCGTCATGTCCCATACGAGGACCGAAAGTTATTATCTCATGCTCTAAATCATATTGCTCTTTCTTTAAATGTATTTGACCAATAGCAAATCTTTGAGCTAATATCTCCTGTATTCTATCACGCTTACTCATCCTAGTTCCTGGTTTCTCCTCTTTAAATCGAACAGAAAAATCGTTACGCCTTCTAGTTTCTGCTCTTAGCGCTTGAAATACAGGCTTAGACATTGTAGTGTCTTCAACTACAAATAAACTAGGATGAAAAATATCTGAATAATCAAACATATAATCTACTATACCTTTGTTTTTTTCTCCAGGAATACCTAATACTGGTATACCTCTTTTTCTCATATAGTCTATTACATAAATATTATTATCTGAATCTACTGCTATAACAACTATAACGGAAAAGTCAGCATCTCTTCTAGCACTATCTGTAGCTGGGTCAACACCAGCAAACATATTTACTGGCTTTAACTCTCCATCTATATTCAAAAAGCAAATATCACTTTCTTCTTCATATTGGAATTTACCTTCCCAATATTTAATATGGTCTCTGGTAAACATAGAATCATCAGCAGACTGAACTTCCATCATATATTCTTGGTAAAATTTATATGGCTGACCTGAGTCTGCGTAGAACTTCTTTTTACGCTCCATTTCCTTTTTACCAAACCAGCTATTCCATAGCATGGTTCCGTCATTCATTATTGCTTTCTTGAGAACAACACTCCAAGAAAATTCTTCACCTTGCTTGACAGACTTCTCATAATTGACGATGAGGTTATTAATGAAACTATCATAATGAACAGGTGTACCATTAATCCTAAGCCTACCACTACCAGGCTCAAGAGCAGGGAAAACAACAGCTGTAATAAGGTTAGAATTCTTCGCCCTCGCTTCTGGTGTAATGGTATTGTTCTCATCCTCGAAATCATCAAGAATTACCAAGTCATATCTTTTATGTAATTTAGCACCACCTCTAATCCCAGAGATGTTGGATTTTGAAATAAGTTTACAACCATTGGTCGTCTCTATATCTGTTTCTGTCCATTTTGTGCCTTTTAAACTACCGAAATAATACAAAATTCTTTCATTGAATTCCAAATGGTATTTAATATAATCCATATTACCAGTCGCAAGTTTTGCAGTTGCAGATACCCAGCCATAAAATAATGGTTCTTTTGTAAAACAAAAAGCCTGCAATATATCACATTTAGTTAATACTGTTTTACCATGACCCCTAGGTAATATAATAGCAGTTTGCCTTTTCTTCATATCTGTAATAGTATCTGCTATCTCATAATGAAACGGAGGAGTTTCAGACCTGAGGAAGTCATCTTGCAGGAATAATTTTCCGAAAGCAATTAAATCCTTTGAGGCTAACTGAAGAGCCTCCTCCTGTTTCGATACATTGTGTTTATTAATATTTGCCACGTTTAGACTTACTTTTAGTCTTTTTACCTTTAGTTATTTTCTTACCTGTTCTTTTAGCATAAGCTTTCGCTGCTGCTTTTCCTTTTTTTGTGTAAGAAAATTTCTTACCACCTACTTTTGGCATTACTTATCCTCCTTTTTTTGTTTTTGGTTCTAAATCATCTAATGTTATAATATCATCCATGTAATAACCTCCCATTAAATCTTTCTATTATTTTTTGAGCAAAAAAACTTCTCCAATATTTACAACCTTTAGTTATAACATTTACAGGAATTGCTCTAGGTTCTTCGAACCATCGGCAATTGCCTTTTTCATGCAAACCACAATCCAAACAACTACTTCCCTTCAATCTCTTTAGGTCTTTGAGCTACATCTATCATATCATCTGTAAGCCCTTGAAACTGAACTCCAGTAATTTGTTGAACCTTAGCTGAATTCTTATCTTCTAAATCAAGTATATCAGATAGTTTAAATAAAGCTTTAAGCTTAGTATCGTCTTTTTCAGCAGTTTGAGCTACTATCTTAATATTCTCAAGTACCATTCTTTCATCTATCTCTAATTCTTCTAATACAGGTTTTAATTCTTCTTTCACAGCAGTCTTAATCCTTTCTGTCTTAATTAAATTAACAGCTTTCATTCTAGCATATTGTTTATTATTAGTAGGGAAAGCCTTAACATATGCATCCTCAGGGGATAAACCTTGTGATATGTAAGTAACAAATAACTCCTCATTAGCTGTCATCTTTCTTCTATTAGCTACTACTTGCTCAGGAGTAGAATTACCCCCAAACGAGTATATATTAGTTCTTTTATCTGTATCCATGTAAGTATCTTTAAGGACTAGAAATGTCCCTGTGCATGTACCTATATAAGCTCTTTCCCCATTCTTTCTAAGCATAGCCCCTTTACGAAGGACTTGAATTATACACTCATCATCAGTAAGTACCCAGTCTCCTATATTACCCATACGCCAGTTGCGTACTATCTTAACACTAGGAGGTACTTCTATCTCACTATCATATACAATATGCTTAATACCTTTTACTTTATAATATCTCACGCTTCTCCAACATCGTAAAGAGAGTCTAACAACTGTAGACCTTCTTCATCGAAATAATCCTCTAAATATTCCCAGCTGCAGTCTATTGGACCAGAGAATCCCTCCCTGTCTATAGTCTCGCATATGTATTCTACTGTATCTCTTTTATCATCATATGCTATCTCTAGCTTATATATTAAGCATCCTTTAGCTAACTTCTTTTTCTTATTATCTATGTTTGACATGTAGCTCCTTAGCTATGTGAACAAATCCTCAAAGATTTGTGAACCACTACCTATTTAAGCTTACTGTAGCTTAATTACTGCTATAAATCAATTTAGTTAAAAATCAATTCAATATAACTTATATACTTTTTTTTTAATAATCAATACTTTTTTTTAAGCTGTAAGTTACTGAAATACAAGGACTTATAAAATTAGGGGTTTAACTGTTATAAAATGGGTTTACAATCCTAGAAAAAGTTTGAAAAATTTGGGGATTTTAGTGCTTACCTAAATTTACCGAAAGGGCCACCTGAAATCGAATTTCTTATATTTCAACTTCGTTGAAAACGAATTCAATTTCATTTTACCAAATTAATTATAGAAAGGGAGCAATATATGAATAGCTTATTGTATGTGAAATGTTGGCTACTTGAAGGAGTTTCTCAAAGAACAGGTGAAATCTATTATAGATTTACAACAAAGTTCAATAGACCTGTTAGCGTATCAGGTCTTACGTTGGGAAACACTTCTTATTCAAAGCTTGTTACAGGACAAAATGCTCAATCATCAGCAATACATACTGTGTTTTGCAATGATATGAATGAGCAAATGTTCAATGACGCATTAGCGATGAATGGTGGTTCAGATGAGTTCTATATGGGAATACCATCCAAGGACTCTGAAAGCTTGCAAATCCTTACTCAACAAGAGTATAGAGATGTTCAAGCACAAACAAATGCAACAGAGCAAGCAACTGTTGTAGATTAGTATCACGAGCCTGTCATAGAACGCCTTTGAAGAGGTGCTTATTAGCTTAATGTTCGTTGGCTTACATATTTCGGGAGGTTATATTAGCCTATAGCCTCCCTTTCTATTATTATAGAACTATTGTCTCGCTTTCGCTCGTATGTTGAAAGACTCACTACGTTCGTGAATGCTCAGGCACATAAAAGCACAAATTATATAAATAAACGTCAACTAAACAAGGAGTTACAATGAGCTATGCTAATAAACAGCTATTAGAACGCTATAAAACATACATTATACACGTTATTATGACGTTCTTATGCTTCAGTATCACTACAACATTAATTGCCCTATTTCTACGTATTTGTCATTGGGTATATTAATTAAACATTAAACACAACAAAGTCCTGAACACAGCTTCATAACCTGCATAACCTGTTGTAATTAGTTTAGGTTGGACTAACTGTAATAAACTGTTCAAAGATTTGGTAGTAAATAATTGCGTAAGCAATCGGTGGTATCACATCGTTAGGATAAGTGTAGCAATACATAAAAGTAGCAACAAGTTACATTGTTGTAGCGCCTGTAAAGGTCTAGAGATACAAGCCTTGTTCGTTAATGTCTCAAATCCAGAGCCGCTCGGTGAGGAAATGAGATGTTAATACCCAAGATGGTAATTGGGTTGAGTGTGGTGACACACAATAGATTAAAAGGTAGGAGTTTAAGCTGAACTATGGTGGTAAGGCTGTTCTCCATTGTTAAGGTTGTATGTCTCGAGTGATTGAGATGTACATAATTATGCCTGAAACAACTTGTTTAATGATACCAGTCATTAAATAAAGGTATTGAGTGTAGTATTTACTATCCCAAAAGGATAGCAAGCTACTTGTTAAGCACTCGAACCAACTTACCCGTTAACTAACTTAACTAAATAGCCTAATCGGCTACAATTAAATGAATAACGATAAAAAAGTAAAAGACTTAACACGATTAGGAGCATAGGGCTCTAATACCTCACACATTGTGAATGGGGTGCATCAAAGACTACAAATCGGAGATGTTTTGTGATGAAAGACACTAGTA